TCACCTCGTAGGGGTGACCTTCATGCCCTTTCGCATACGGATGTACTGTTCTGTCATCCCTACGGTGGTGTGCCCAAGTTGGTCTCGAGCTTCTCTGATGTTCCCTGTTGACTCCTCTTTATCCGTGGCCGCTTTTGCTCGTAGGTCGCGCATTTGAAATTCTGCTTTTGGAATCCCGGCTGCTTCCCTGGCGTCATCGAACCTTTTTCTGAGCATGCTGGTCGTCATCGGCTGCCCAGAGGCGATTACTACCAGGCGTGTTGATCTGATTTTCTGTCCGGCCTTTCGCGCCATGATTCGATCTATTACGACTTTGAGCTCACCAATGATTTCGATCCTTCGTTTAGCCCCAGTTTTGCCTTGCTGGACGGAGAGCTTTCCGTCCTTTATGTCGCGCTCATCCATCTTCAATGTGTCAGCGACCCTCTGACCTGTTAGATAGAACAGGTCCAAAGCATCTCTTAATGGTTGATCGGCATGCTGGTAGGCTCGGGCAAGGACGTCGTCTTCAACATATATGTCGCGACCGGTTTCTTTATTACCCTTCACGCCTGAGCACGGATTTGCCAAGGATGTGTAGCCGTTCTCGCGAGCGAAGTTCCAAATGGAGCTGAGTAACGCTTTTTCCCGATTTGCACGAATAGGAGCTGCCTTACCGCGATGACGAAGGTACTGGCTGACATGTTTCGGTTCGATTGCTTCTAGAGGGGCCGGTGGGTCGTTGAAGAACAGGAGAAGATTTTTCAGTTCGCGCGCGTTGTCCTTCTGGGTGGCATGGGCTTTCGTGGGAACCACCTCATTCATATAAAGCTCGGCCACGTATGCAAAGGTAAGTACGGTTTGCGTCAGAGCTTGAGAAACGCGGCTTTTTTCGAGCTTTGCGTACTCCAAGATGGCTAGGCCGTAATCTGTACCCAGCGGGATTTCCTTGCGTGGTTTCCCGCCAGTGTCATAAAGGTAGTAGGTGGTGTTGCCGCGTTTTCTCTCGCGTAGGCGAGGAATGCTTCCCGGCTTTGTTGGTCTTCGTCCCATTTATCCCACCAAACGTGGCTGCCACGTCGGAACTTCTGGTGCGTTTGTAGTTACCCCTGTTAGCGCCGAGGCAATCACGCAGGGCCAGCCATTGCGCTTGATGGTGTGACGAATGCCATTACGCTTCAGTACAGTAATCTGACCGGCTTTAGTTTTGGCTCCAGTCAACTCGCAGACCTGCTCATGGCTAAGAAATTGAATGTTCATGCTGCCTCCTTGCTAGGAAATACAGAGCGCTTCGAATGCGCTTGCTGTGCGACTTTGCTGCCCTCGATTCCTGGTTGCAGCTGCGCAGCCATTGCAAGTGCCTGTTCGCGCATCGATCGGGCATCACGCTCGAGCTTCTTGCCGGTACGAAAGGCGCTGAAGGTATCGGCGGCGATCCGCAGCAACTCGCCGATGGCGACCAGCGTCTGGTGCTCGGCCGGGCAGAAGAGGGGGGCTGCTTCAAGTCGTTTGCAGGTTTGTGCCAAGCGAGTGTGATCGGCCCGGATGAACTGCAGGGAGGCTCGAAGCTCGCGGATGGTTTTGGCGCTTGCGGCGCGTTGGATGTCTTCACCCTCGCGCAGGCCGGTCTCCAGGCCATCGCTGCGGCCTATGATGTAACCGCCCCAGAGCAGCAGGGCGGCCAGAGCTATCAGGATGATCAGTGCACCGATTTGTATTGGGGTCATCATGTGGTGTGCTCCTAGGGTTGTCGTTGGTTGGTGGTGACAGTCGTCAGTGGTGTGGGGGCCGTTTGGCGTTGGCCGTCCTGCTGTCGCTGCATATCTTCATCAGCCTTGTAGGCGCGGATGTCGATCAGCGAGGCAACATGGCGGATGTGCGCGTACTTCAACGCCTTGCGGCTGGTGTCCAGCGTGGTTATGGGAAGCTGGATCCGGCCGCTGTTGATCTCCGTCACGAAGGACTGCTCGTTGAGATTGCGAAAGTACTGCTCGCGGACTTTTTCTAGCGGGATCAGGACGTCACCGAAGATTCGATAGAGCAGTTCGACGGTGGCCGATTCGGGCGCCGGATGCAGGCGAAGCGGATTCTGTGCAGCGTTACTCATGGCCTTGTCTAGCCTCCTTGCGTTGTTGTCGTGCCGGGTGGTTCCAGGCATTCAGGCAGTGGCGTCTGGTCAGCTCGCGCAGATGTTCGGGCACTTCGAGGAGCGCGGCGTTGCGCTCCTCGCGTGTGCGCATGGCAACGATCTGGCGGGCGTACTCCCTAGGCCACGTCACGGCGATCTGCCGGGATGGCGGGTAGATCGATGCCCAACTGGTCGGCTAGCCAGCGGATACCGGCTCGCATGACGCGGGTCGACTGGCTGTACTGCATTCCGCATTTTTCGTCATACCAGGGGCTGTCCTTGACCCGCAGGTACGCTTTGTCGCGCTTCGGGTACGCCGGCAGGTTTCCCTTGAGCAAACCTTTTTCCCGCATGAGAGCGATCAGTTTGGGGCGAGTGAGGCCGAGTTGAGCGGCTGCTTGGGCGAGAGTGCGTTCCATAGCGTCCTCCTCATGCTGCGTGCGCAGCTGGAGTGGCCGCTGCAGCAAGGTGGTTGATGGACTCAATGACCTTTGCGTAGATCTCGGCATCGGAGTCGTACAAGGTGAAGCAGCGTGTGTGCGGGCTCTTGCTGCCGATGCTCAAGATGACGGTAACGCCGCTGCGCGAATGGGTGCGATGCAGCGCCACATGCAAGGGAAGTTCGAATCCCATGTCGAGGCTCAGCGCGCCACCGGTGTGCACCAGCTCGAACACGCGCTGCTTTTCCCGGACCTCAAAACGGCCGTATTGGCGACCGGCGTGCGGGAAAGGCACCAGGTCGCTGGAGTTGCTCGCGTCGAACGGACCGTTGGCAATCTCTTCAATGAAATCGGCCAGTTTGAGGTGCATCTTCTTGTCGTTTGGCAGGGTTAGCGTGTGGCGTTCGCTGCCCAGTTCGACGACAAAAGTGCTTTCCACGGTGCCGCGTTCAGCCTTCAGGCGGAATGCCAGGCATTCACGCTTCGGTGCTGTGCGCAGGACATGGTTGAAGGTCTCGGTCAGGTTGACCTGGGCGTTGAGCAGCTGCAGGGTACGGTTGTCGATCTTGTACTTGATCATGCCGCGTGCCCCCCACCGTTTGGGTCGAAACACTTGGCAGGAGGGCGACGTTTTTTGGAGGTTTTGATGCCAATAAAAGCGCAGCCACATTCTCGGGCCAGACGACGAACCTCGAAAATGCGGCAGGGGTCAGCGATGGTTGGGTGCAGATGAATCGTAGCTTTGGTATGCATGAATTTGCCTCGCTCTGTGGTTAAAGAGTGAGTGCAAATTAGCAACAGCTAATTCATTTCGCAATAGCAAATGCTAAATTTCAGATCTCAAGGTACTTTGACGGCTTTAAGATAGCCCCTACGTAATGGATTTTCTCGACGAGCTTTTCCTCCAGGAAGATAGGAGGGTAGCTGTCGTTAATGCTATCGAACCGGAGTTGACCGTCCCGGCGATAAATGAACTCTTTCACCATTGCCCTACCATCGGTGGTCCGCACGAGGACCTCATCGCCAGTCTGATAAGCATGATTCGGTTCAATGAGCACAAACTCTCCGTTTTTGATACGTGGATGCATGCTGCTTCCCACGACTTTCAAACCATATGCATCGGGATCGGAACTGATAATTTCCAAGTATCCATCGCCATGACCTGGAGGATATTCAAGTGCGTCGAAGTAGCCATCAGTACCCAACATAGCCTTTCCCACTACGGGTACTGGAGCAGGGCGCCGGTGCTCGCTTGCTTCCCGCTCTTCAGCTGTTCTAAGGGCGGTTTCGTTGATGGTTGCATTGAAGAACGCAGGGTGGGGCAAAACTGGAGGCTTGAGGCCTAGAGCGATCCAAGCGGCGGTGATTTGATGCTGGTCTTCGGCGGAGTAGGTTCCCGTCGTAAGCAAATCAGCAGGAACTGCGAGCTTTTTTGCAAGGTTCGTGGCAGCTCGGTCACCCAATGTCCGGTGCCCGTTCAGGATCTGAGAAATGTACGAAGCGTCCACATCTGCATGCGCTCCGGCAAAGTCCTTGAGTTGGTTTTCACCAATCAGGGCTTTAAGAATCGTGAGGCGTTTTTCGTAGATATTCATATAGGGAATCATCCGTGCTCCGTTAGCAAAATGTAAATTACGTTTTGCTATTGCGGACCGGATTAGCAGTTGCTAATCTTGTGTTGAATAGGGGGTTAGCAATGACGCTTCTCGAATACATAAAGATCCTAGACGACGTACAGCTCAAGACCTTTGCCTCTCGATGTAATACCTCAGTCGGCCAATTAAAGCAGGTTGCTTATGGCAATCGTCGAGCGAACGCAGCTTTATCCATTTCGATTGATCGGCATAGCGGCAGTCGTGTGACGTGTGAGTCGTTAAGGCCAGACATTGATTGGCAATATCTGCGAACGCAGGCACCAGCTAATCACAGAGTAGAAAACGCTGCATAGAAAAAAGGCGACCCAAGGGTCGCCCAGTTTCTCCCGACAGCATCACCACAATGCGGTCGGGTCGCGATGTCGGAAGGCGAGCACACCACATGCCGCCGACCTTCATCGCGTTTCCAAGGCTCGGAAGCCTTGGTGTTGCTGCCGTTCTTACCACAGAGCTGGCAGCTGTTGCGCCAGGGGTGAACAACGGATTGTTCGCCCCGGCACGGTGCCGGTAGACCCCCGCGAAGGGAACCGGCGTTTGGGCCTCTCCAGACCACGCGGCAAATGTATCACCAACTTCTGTCGCGCGGCACTGGCAACTTTTAGGATTAATGCCATGAGCCGAATTGCTCTCAGTTCTCTGGAACGGGCGCAGCGGGAAATCCTGCCGCTCGATTTAGCGCTGTACCACGCCGCTCGCGATTACCCGGGCGGCGCTGCTGCCATCGCAGCCACGACCGGTCGTAATCCGACCACGCTGCAGCACAAGTTGTCGCCGACCCACCCGAGCCACTCCATCAACATTCAGGAATTCGGCGAGATCCTTGAACTGACCAAGGATCGCCGCATTCTCGATGCGGTGCATGCGCTGGTCGGTGACACGATCTGGCAGGAGCTGGCCGACACCTACACCAACGACATGCCCGAGACCCTGACCACGGGGATCGCCGAATACTTCCGTCAGGTCGCCGACTTGGCCGAGACCTGGGCCAAGAGCATCGGCGACGGTGTGGTGACTGATCAGGAACTGGCGGCGATTCGCCTGCAGGTGTTCCGGGGCATTCAAGGGCTGCTCGGGTTGTTCAACCGCGCCACCTACGTCAACCAGACGACGCGAGGTGCCGACCGTGGCTGACATCGCCGATTTCGCCAACGATCTGGTGCAGGAACGCATCGATCAGGCCATGGCTGCGCGCAGCGCTGCCAAGGCCGAAAGCGCTGCCCATTCCTTGCTGTTCTGTGAAGCGTGTGACGATCCGATTCCGGAAGCCCGTCGCCTGGCCTCACCGGGTTGCTCGCAGTGCATCAGCTGCCAATCCCTCTCTGAGCGGGGGATTCAGCATGCTCGATGAGGTATTGGGCCAATTCGCCGATTACGGTCTGGAGCCAGCGCAACCACTGGTGTTCGGCAAGCTGACCCGCTGCAAGACATCGCAGGACAAGGGCAAGGAAAAGAACGGCTGGTACGTGGTGCACGAGCAGCGCACGGAGAAGGGCGACACGCTCATCTTCGGCGCCTTCGGTGATTGGCGTTCGGGGGAGACGCAGAAGATCAAGGTCAAGGCCGGTCGCATGTCCCCCGAAGAGCGTGAAGTGATGCGCGCTCGCCAGGAAGAGGCCAAGCGCCGCGCCGCCGAAATCGCGAGTAACGCTGCGCGGCGGGCCGCGAAAAGGGCGCAGGGTTTGTTCGAGCGCATGCCGACCACCGGCCGCAGCGAATACCTGGACCGCAAGCAGATCGTTGGTATCAAGGTGCGTTACGCGCCGCGCACCGGTGCGGTACTGGTCCCGATGAACAATGCTCGTGATCAGATCATGGGCCTGCAGGTGATCTTCCCGAACAAGCAGGAAGACACCGGCCGCGACAAATCCTACTGGCCTTACGGCATGGCGAAGGAGGGCACCTTTCACCTGCTCGGTCCGCATCCGGTACCGGGCGAACCAGTGCTGGTCTGTGAGGGTTACGCCACCGGCGCCAGCCTGCACATGGCGACGTCGCTCGCTGTGGCGGTGGCATTCGATGCGGGCAACCTGTTGGCCGTGTGCAAGGTCATGCGCGAGCGCTTCGCCGGTTGCCCGCTGATCATCTGCCGCGATGACGACTGGAAGACCACAAAGCCCAACGGTGATGTGTGGAACCCGGGTGAGGAGAAAGCGAGCAACGCCGCCCTGATCGTCGGAGCACAGGTGGTCTCGCCGATCTTCTCGATTGAGCGTCACGACAAGTGGACCGACTTCAACGACCTGCACGTCGCCGAAGGCCTCGACGCGGTGCGCCGCCAAGTGCTTGCAGTGGTCCGTCCACCGGCCGCCGGTGGCTGGAAAGATCAACTGGCGCGCAGCGAGAGCGGCGCCCTGATCGCGCACATGCAGAACGTCGAACTGATCCTCGCTCACGACGAACGCTGGGCTGGGGTGATCAGCTACTGCGCCTTCAGCTCGAAGATCGTCAAGCTGCGTGCAGCGCCCTATGGCGGCGGCACCGGTGAGTGGGCCGACATCGATGATGTGCGCGTCATGAAGTGGCTCGCGCAGCAGTACAACCTGCGCGTGAAGTCCTCGCACGTGATCGAAGCCGTCAGCGTCGTGGCCCACGACCACGCGTTTCACCCGGTGCGCGAGTACCTGAAAAAGCTGGAATGGGATCGCGTGCCGCGCCTGGAGCGTTGGTTGACCGATGTGATGGGTGTGAAGGCAACTGACTACACGTCCAAGGTCGGCAAGCGCTGGATGATCTCCGCCGTGGCACGGGTGATGAAACCCGGCTGCAAGGCCGACTCGGTGATGATCCTCGAAGGCGTACAAGGCGCCGGTAAGTCGACCGCCATGAGCGTGCTCGGCGGTGAGTGGTTCATGGATACGCCGTTTGCTCTCGGTGACAAGGACGGCTTTCAGGCGATCCGCGGCAAGTGGATCGTCGAGCTGGGCGAACTGGACAGCTTCAACAAGGCCGAGAGCACCAAGGCCAAGCAGTTCTTCTCCGCGTCCACTGACACCTACCGCGAAAGCTATGGCCGCAGAACGCTGGACGTGCCACGCCAGTGTGTCTTCGTCGGTACCACCAACCAGGACGAGTACCTCAAAGACGCCACTGGCAACCGCCGCTATTGGCCGGTGGCCTGTACCAAGGTCGACGTGGCGTTGCTGCGCGAGATCCGCGACCAGCTCTGGGCCGAAGCGATGTTCTGCTTTGAGGCCGGGGACCTCTGGTGGGTAACGCGAGAGGAAGCACCAATGTTCAGCGAGGAACAGGACGAACGCTTCGTGGTGGACGAATGGGAAACGCCCATCCTGACCTGGCTCGAAGAGTCGCAGATCGGCGAGACCACCACCGGCAGCGAGGTGATGAGTCAGGCGCTCAAGCTCGATCCCGGTCATTGGGGCAAACCCGAGCAGATGCGTGTGGGTGCGATTCTGCATCGACTGGGGTGGCGACGGTTTCGTTTGGGCGCCTTGAGCAAGAGCGGCCAGCGGCCGTGGGCGTACAAAAAACCGGAGGGTTGGGGCAGGGCGCCTGCGCTGGAACAACCTGAGTTTGAGGAGCCGTGCTTCGATGATTAAAGCGATCGACATGGCCCTCAAGCAATGGGCGCAGGAGCTGCACAGCGATGAGGTAGCAGCCGGTTACTCGGGCGGCAACATGGTTGCCATGATGATGGAGAGCGGTGGTCAGCTTGTGCGAGGAAGGCGCGGGAGCAGGGTGCCGCTGGAAGCCTCGCTGGACATCGAGCGCATCGTCAAGAAACGCCTCGATCCTGAGCTGATGACAGTGGTGCAGGTGCATTACTTCCAGCCCGACGCGCCACTTGCAATACGCCTCAAGCGCAGTGGCTGCACACGCAACCACTACTACCAGCGTCTGCATGACGCTCACATCGTGGTCGAGCACTTCCTCCTGGGGGAAGCGGCTTGATCGTGGGCATCACTCTGGCTTACACCGTCCCACCGACCTGCGGCCGTCCTACTGCTTTTAGCAGTGGTGGGACGGCCGCAGGCCGCGTCGTTGCTGGGCTGTCCCACCGTCCCACCTTTTTCATGCCTCCCGCCCGTGTATGCGTAGCGGGCATCAATGCGCGTGTTCACGCGCACGCGTGCTTTTAAATATTCTCTCTATACACGAGAAAAGAGAGATAAAAGTAGGACGGTGGGGCAAAGCCCCAATCTGCGGGGCTTTCAGACGTCCCACCTTGTTTTAGAGAGGTGGGACGCATGGGACGCCAGAAAAGCAAAAGACAGCCGGGATAGATATTCACCGACATTCGCCAGCCGTTCACCGGGCATCACCCACACATTCACCGGATGGCATTAAAACGGTCTTGCTGCCACCAGAATCGACCTGTAAAAAGGGGCCATCTTCGATGGGTGCGACCGCAAAGCGCGGCAGGCCACCCACCACCAGACCCGGCCATTGCGCCGGGTCTTTTTGTTTAAGGAGCAGGGTAATGACGAACGAGCAACAGGCACTGGCAGAGATGCCGATCTGGTTGGTGATTGCCCTGTCCCTGGTTGGCGGTGTATCCGGCGAGATGTGGCGCGCTGACAAGGATGGGGCACGAGGCTGGGCGTTACTGCGCCGCCTCGCACTTCGGTCCGGTGCCTGCATCGTGTGCGGAGTGTCAGCGATGATGTTGCTGTTCGGTGCGGGCCTGTCGATCTGGACAGCGGGCGCCTTGGGTTGCCTGACCGCGATGGCCGGCGCCGATGTCGCCATCGGCTTGTACGAACGCTGGGTTGCCAAGCGGTTGGACCTGAGCGAGGCCGAGCCGAAGGCATGAGCCGGGCAGGCCGGGCAGGGCGCCGATTTTTACGGGTCCTCCCTGAGGGCCGCCCCCTACACGGGTTATCGAACTCGCGGAATCTCTCTAGCTGAAACCTTTGCAGGGATGTCCGTCTTTCCAAACGGATGGGGCAGGGCATGGCACTCGGATGCAGGCTCGACCGACCGGACCGGGCAGAAAACTGCCGGGGACCCTGGGGACTTTCAAAGGACACGGGGTCGGAAACCCGCGGGATCCTGTTAGTGGGAGGCCCGCCAGCTTACTGAAATTTCAATCCACTGAAATCTTGAAAGGATTCATTGAAAAGCCGCTGAAAAGGAGGGCTTATGAGCACAGCTACGTACCTGTCAAAGAGCGCCTTTGCTGCGCACATCGGACGGTCGCCGAGTTACATCACCTGGCTGAAGGAAAACGGTCGACTGGTCCTGTCCCCCAATGGAAAGCAGGTCGATGTGCTGGCCACCGAAGCATTGATCCGCGATACCGCTGATCCGAGCAAGGCTGCCGTCGCTGCTCGCCACCAACAGGATCGGCTTCAGCGTGATGTGTACGGTCACGTCGCAGCCCAATCCGAGCCGACCAACATGGCTGCGCCGCCGCCCGTTGATCCTGCGCAGGGGCAGACTCCAGACTTCCAGAAAGCACGAGCGCATCGCGAGCATTACTTGGCGCGGATGGCTGAGATGGAGTTTCGCAAGGCGCAGGGTGAACTGGTCGAGATCAGCTTCGTGCAGAAGGCTGCATATGAAACGGCACGTTCGCTCAACCAATCGCTGATGAGCTTGTCGCCTCAATTGGCGCCACAGCTCGCCGCGCTGTCGGATCCATGGGAAGTGGAGAGGCAGCTAACGGCTGCGCTGCGCCAGCGACTTAACGAAGCGGCACAAGTGTCAAGCGATGACTTTGGATTTGCGTTGAGCGAGTGCTAAGGATATCCGCTGATAGGCATTTTTCTGCTCGCATCGGAATTGATTGGCGCCTGCTTCCCGTCAGTATTAGCCGTCGGCGTAAAGTGTTATCACGCGCCTACCGATGCAGCAGGCGAGTGTAATTTTGAATCTACCACCGCATGCGTAGTCACCCATTTTAAGATCTGGATATGCAGGTGGTTGTCAGAAGGTTATCGCTCTACTGCGACGCACTTGATCTCCACGAGAAGGCCAGGTCGAGCTAATTCACTGACACCAATGCAGGTCCATGCACAAGTACTTCTCGGAAAGACTTTATCCTTTACGCGTCTGAAAATTGGCATGTGACGGTGCATGTCGACGTGGTAAGTTGTCATTTCTACGACATCTTCAAATTTACAGCCACCTGCCTCCAAAACGATCCGAAGATTGTCCCATGCAGCTAAAAACTGCTGCTCAGGTTCTTCAATGACGGATAATTCCGGCGTCCTGCCTACCTGACCCGCGCAGTAGAGAGTTTTTCCTACCTTTACTGCTGGTGCATAACCCGCGCGCTCGTAGATCAATCTCATGCCATCTGGAACAATGATCTGACGGTCAGTCATGATTGCGGAGCCCCAAGTTAGAACGGTTACGAAAGCTAACTCAGGGGCCAGAGCCGCGTCCACTCAGTTCACTTCTCATCTATTAATCAACCCCACAGGTGCTTTTAGCCGCTGCTGAGTCTTGTTGAACTCATTACCTAATGTGGCTACCTCGATCGATGCAAAAGGCGCGAGCCGGTAGCGTTACTGATCAGAAGCATTTCGATGGTTGGTTCGCTGCTAGGCTGGCTCGTCAGTTCGTGTCGTCATCACCTTGAAATATATCTGCGTAAAGTCGCGCGACTGTAGGGGTAAGGTTACGACCGGTAGGAATGAGAAAGTCGGCGTGTGGTGCGAGCCGTTTTACGTAGATGACTTCGTAAACCCTGCGCACGATTCCAGGTGCTGTTTCTTCCCGGTCCAAGCCAGGCATTATCCCTACCGCTTTGTAACCGGCTTGCTCCAGTGCTTGTTGCATATACGGCGTGCGGGTTGTTGCCATGCCATAGATCAGCCCCGCGCCCATGAACGTGCCGATTTTTTCTCCCAGGTCCTGGGCCGCAACGGCCAGTCTGGCTTGTCTGTGCGGTTTGGCTACCGCGCCGACCCGCCCGAAAATAACGTCAGCACCGTCAATTTTTTCCCACGTGGCGATAGCGACAATCTCATCGTTCTGGCGGACGACGGTAGCGAATATGCCTCGATCCGGATCGTCTTCGAGCACCACGTTGTCTGCGTAGAACTGCTGGTCCAGAAACGGGCTTGCCAACCCCACCGAAATGGAGGGAAACCATGTCCGGAAAAAATCTGTCGCGACATTGATCTCCTCACGTTTCAGGTAATCCCAACTGTAGCCATAGGGTAAATCGGTGAAGCTGCGAATTTGCTCGATCGTTGGCCATTTCAT